ATACGATGGCACGGCTGGCGCAAGCGTTGGCGCGTCCGGTAACTTTGTGCTGGCCACGTCAACCGATGCGGGCGCGCCGTCTTACACGGTAGCCGCTCGAATCTCGTCTATCAAAATTGATGTTAATGTAAAAGGCGTTGCTCAAATTAGTTATACCGCGTCGAGCAATGGCACGTTCACAATAACCTATTGATGGAGGTTATCCCATGGCATTTTACGCTGGCAAGACTGGTTCTATTTCGGTTAATGGCGCAACTCAGCCATTGACCGATTGGTCGATCGATATCAAATGTGAAACCATTGATACGACCAATTTTAGTGATGTTGGGTATCAAAGTAATTATCCTGGTGTTTTTAGCGCGGAAATTACCGCATCCGGACCATATGACGGCAGCGCTGGTGCAACCGTTGGAGCGTCTGTTGCGTTTATTTTGGTGGCTTCCAGCGATGTGGGCGCGCCATCAATCACAGTAACGGCACGCATTTCATCGATTAAAGTCGATGTTAATGTAAAAGGCGTGGCTCAAATTAGCTATACCGCGTCAAGCAACGGTTCATTTTCTTCAATATCATATTGACGAGGTATTGCCATGGCTTTTTACCGTGGCTGTACGGCATCCGTTTCTTTTGGCACTGTTTTCCTTCCGATGACGGAATGGAAACTCAATGTCGATGGAGAACGGATTGACGTTTCTGATTATGATCAGCAGACGTTCAAATCAATCGTTGGTATGCGAACAGCCACCATATCATTATTTGGACCATATCCATCGTCTATCATTGGGTATGGGTATGGTCTTGCCACTGGCGATGATCTATTGGTCAAATTATACCTTGATCCTGAATTTTATTATTTTTTCCAAGTTATGGCTCGAATTGAAAAAATGTCGGTAACAACAAACGTCAAGAGCGTGGTAGAGTGTACGATTGATTTAGTGGTCATCGGTGATTTTAAATTGGGCGATGACGCTAACACAGAGGATATTGCAATATGAGTATGAGTCAATCGTTAGGCGGTAATGCCGCGCCAATTATCGCCGTGATCGGCGATAAAGAATACAAATTTGGCTTGCTAACGCAAAAAATCAAAAGTGGAATTGAGCGCATTGTTCAAAGTCGCGCAAGAACAGAATTGTTTCGCGACAAAAACGACATGGGCGATGAAGAATTTAAATTAGCTTACGGCGCGTATATGGACCGGATCAGTTCCGGCGCGTTTGCGTTTGGTGGCGTCAATTGTCGCGGATTCCTAACCTCGACGGATGGCCTTGCAAATTTGGTTCATTTAATGGCGGGTATTAATCTCGACGAAGGCCATCGCCTAGTTGCTGAGTATTCGGAAGAGATTGCGGCTGTTGTGGGCCAGATTTTCACAGAGTCTTTCCGTTCGACCCGGAAGGCGGAGATCCGGGACAAGAACGAAATCTCCGAGTAGTCAACGCGCTGGCGGTTGTCGCCAGCCTCACGGATCAACCGTATTTGTTATCAATGGATCAGATTGCGGAATTGACAGACTATCAAATTTGGAGGATCTACGGCAAGGAACGCAATGATCGAGGAGTGCCAAAGTCGATACCTGGAAGTCTGGCTTCATCGAAACGCGAATCCGGAATCGTTGAGGCTAAAGCCAAATATCTGTCAATGGGTGTTGCGTTAGGAATTTCGATGGAAGAACTTAACGCGGCATGGAGTAAAAAAAATGGCGGGCGCAATTGACATGATGGCTGGCGGTATGGGCGGCGGAGGCGGAGGTCTTCAGCCGCTTATCGCCGCTCTCGACCACTATACATCGATGTTGCAAGCCGTCAGCAACGCAATCAATGGAGTCAAGACGGTCACGCCATCGGCCGCACCAAAAACCTCTGCACCAACGGCCGCACCAGTTCCAACCGCTGCAAAATCAGCAATACCAGCAACAGCCCCACCAGTTCCAACCGGCGGATTGGGCGCGCTGATGGAATCGATCGGCGGATTGGGCAAGGCTTTCACAGGATTGGCCCTGCAAGCTCGATTGATGGCTGAAGTGGCTAAAGCCGTGGCGGTTGCTGTTGCGCCGTTGGATGCGGTTTTTAAGGCCATTGGAGACATGCTCGAGCCGATCGCCAATGCGGTTGCCGGATTACTGAAACTGGCCATCGCAATCAGCCCGATAATGGTTGCGCTAAAGTTATTGGGCAAATTACTGACGATTGTTTTAATGCCGTTCAAAATGTTAGGAAAAATTGTCGATGCGATATCGAGCGTGCTTGAAGCATTCATGGTTCCGCTCGATATGGTTGCCGAACAAATGGAAATGGTTGCGGATGCGATTGCGGCAGCTATTGCGGTTATTGGCATATCGGCAAAATCAGCAAAAACACCACAGAACGCAGTACAAAACGCATTTAAGTCGGTAACGAAAACTATTGAAAACGTGCTGGTCAATCCGCTTGAGGCGATACCAGGACTCATCGGCCAGATACGTGGAGCCGTTGAGACGCTCAACCCAGCGGCAATGGTTGCGTTTGATTTAGCTATGCGAGATTTAATGGCGGTATTCGGCGAAGCCTTCATGCCAATTGTTCAAGTCGCCACAAATGTTGTGCGGGAATTTGCCAATACTCTTCGCCCAATTCTGCAAACAATGGCTCCACTATTTAAACGCATGGCCGAAAGTATCGGATCGTTGTTAATCAAAAATATTGACAGATTGACTCAAGCGTTTGAAAAAATGCTTCCGTTTATTGAAATGTACATTAAATCAATGATTGACGCGGCAACCAGGCAAGGCGCCATTGCCGATCAATCAGCAGCGAATAACAGTTCGCTTAAAGACATTGGATCATTTTTTGCCAACTTTTTTAGGTCAACAAAACAAATTGAGGATTCCGCAAAAAAGGAAAGAGCGGCAAAAGACAAGGTTAACAATTTGATTAACATTGAAGCTGTTGGCATGAATAAAGCCGTGCAAGAACGATTGCTTGGAATCCTCCCTGATCCAAAAGTCATGAAAGCAAAATTGCAAGGCAAAATTGATGAGATAACAAAGCTTGAAGAGGCTGACAAACAAGCCGGATTTAAAGAACCGGTTGCTGTCATGGAAGGAAGATCGACAGAAAAAGAAATGCTCAAAAACATGATTGATCTTAGCCAAATGCGAGATCAATTTGTGAAGTCTGGCGCAAAAGATCAAGACGGTATGGTCAAGGGCGGAGAACAAGCACTCAATGAAACGCTGACCGAAGTCCACAAAGCTCGAAAAGATTTGAAAGACAAAAAGATCGATCAAAACCAATTTAACGCCGTTCTCAATCGATTGGTCGAGGCGCAAAAATTTTTAGGCGACAACATGAAGAACGCGATCAAGGCTGGTAAACCGGCGGGCGCTGAAGGCCTTGCGGCCGCAGTAAATCCCGCGTTCAAGTCAATTGCCGACTTGACACGCGAAACGCTTCTGAGCGCATTTGTGGCCACGTCCACGGGTGCGGACATGAAAGAAAAACAAAATCAAAGAGCCGTTGATAACGTGGCCGCGTTGCCGGACGTGATAAGAAATGGCGTTGAAGATGCGATGGTTGCCGCCATGCGGCAAGTTGAACGAGATCCGGAACCGAATGCCGCAAGGCCAGTATTTGCTGGAGGGCGGGCATAATGGCGCTGACCAACGTAAATGAGGCCACGGAACGCATCGCATCACGCAATCCATCGGTAGCCGGTTTCAGCCTCATGGAAGGCGGACGCGCCACGATGAAGCTCATCATTGATGAGCCTAGGATGGAAAGCGCGTGCAAAGAAATTCTTGGAAGCTCAAAAGCCGGGGTTAAAAAAATAGAACGAATATTGCCAGTCGCTCATCCACAATTCCCATGGCTTTACGCCGAACGAATTTCATCAATTGAGGGATTGGAATTTTTTGCGAAATATAACGCGCTGGACAATGTCGCAGAAGGAACATTTGTCCAATCGCCGGTGTTGGAAAATTACGCTCGATACAACAAATATGAATTGACAATTGAATTTACACCTAGATCATATGCGCTTAAACTTGATACAACTTTAGTTCAAAATAAAATTGATTGGTACAACGAAAGTAATGTTGCCCAGAACGATATTTATTTTCCTGAATGGGCAAGATTTTTTGAAATATTGTACAAGCCGTCAGCGGAATATTTAACCGCAGTAGGCGGTCAATTAATTTGGAAAATGGACGTAAACAACGCTTTGGGTATGCAAGATAAAACTGTTTCAGGCGGTCAAATTCGATCGCTTATGCAATCGACGGCGCTTGAAATGAAATGGTATTGTGTGCCATATTCTTACGTTACTAGCACTAATTCAAACATTAATAAATGTTTAGGCCACGTTAACTACGAAACATTTTTAGGACACGAAGGCGGAAAATTGTTATTAGTTGGCGCTGAAGTCACACGTGTTTATTCTCCGCCATTTCCAGAATCTACTCCGTGGAATGGCGGATTGGGTGGATTGCCTTCACAAAACAAATTATGCGACATTACATTTCATGTTTTATTAAAAGATATTGCACCTAAAAATGCGTATACTGTCACAAATTTTAACAACATGACCAACGGACACAATCTTGTTTTGGCTGGATTCGACAATAATCATTATTACGTTGAGAATTCAAATAGCGGCAAGCCTTTGTATCCTTCGTATCCGTTCCAATTGCTGTTCACGAATCCGGACTAATCATGAAAATTGTTAGCGGCGATCCTCGATTGATTGTGGATGAAACGCCAGGCGGCGGGTATTCAATTCGTTTTCTGAGCGATGAATATATTACCGCAAAAATAACCGGCAACTTCACAATATCATCAACTAAATTTTATACGTGGGTTGAAGTTCGACCGCTTAAAAACGGCAATGGATTCGAGGTTCCGACTGGCGCAAAAACTGGCACAAGTACCGACAATTACGCAATTGAGATGAATAAATCTGCTAGTGTGCCAACAAATACATTTGTCAGATTGAGACCGCGCGGCATAGCTGATACGTCGCTTTTGTCTGGTTCTGGTTGCGTGGTGAATCTTTGGGAATTTGATTATTCCGCCGCCACAACTGGAACAACCACAACTTGTTCTGTTTTAACTTTCGATTATGTTAGCGCAATTAATTGCGTTGATGGCACGATTACGCCGGTATACACGACTGTCTGCATACCTTGCGCCTATTATTGCACGACGACGACGACTAGCACAACGACAACCACTACCAGTACCGCAAGACCAACGACGACAAGCACGACCAGCACAACCTCAAGCACAACAACCACAACTCCATCATCGCCATGCGGTCTCTGCTATTACACCTGGAATGGTTCTGGGTGGACAAATACGAGCAATACATGCACTGCAGGATGTGGCTGCCTTGGGCCTCCAGGCTATTCTGGATCGTATGTGGGGCAAATTGCTTTTGTTAATTGCGACACACCATGACGGAGCAGTAAATGGACGATATTGTGATCCATACAACCACGGCACCACAGAACGACTGCTCATGGATGTGGGACGGCATGCGGTGGGTTCCGCAGGGACATGAGCCTATCTATCCGCCGTGCTGGCCACCACATAACGATGGCACTTGGTTCGGCGAGGTCGTGTACACGTCACACGGCACACCTCCTCCCATGCGTGGGGGTGTGTGATGGCCGGATGTGTAGGCGGATGCTCTTGGCAGTGGTCGGCGTCCATGTCGATGTGGACGTTTTATTCCTCGACCTGCGAGTCGGGTTGCTCATGTCCGGCAGCTCCCGCATACAGCGGCACCTATGATCTGCAGATCGCAACGGCGGCATGCGAGGGTACACCGAGCTCGACCTCGTCTTCCAGTTCGTCATCGAGCAGCAGCACATCGAGCAGCAGCACATCGAGCACGACCAGCTCCACGACGACACCATGCCCAAGCTCGTGCATCTACGTCTGGACAATGGGTGCGTGGGTGCTTGTTTCCGGCAACTGTGGCACGGGTTGTTTCTGTTGGACGCCATCGGCACTAGGCATCGAAGGCGCGGTAGCAGTCGAAAGCTGTCGAGACTCTATCCAGCCAACAACGACCAGCACGACCACCACGCCGACATGCGAGAACTCTGGAT